CAGCACTATTTTGCAATTTTTCATCTAGTTCTGCTTTTTTAACGATTGCTTCTTCTTTTGTTTCAGCAATTTGACTATCTTTCCTGAAACCAAGATACGCCAATCCACCAATTAATGCAGCAGCACCACCCATAGCAGCAATGCCACCCAATCCGCCAGCGCCAAGTTTTGCTATAGTCCCACCAATACCCTTCATCAAACCTTTCAATTTACCAAGTATGCCACCAGCTTCTGAGTCACCTTCTGTTTGTTTATTCTGGTCACTGGTTGGAACTGGTATCTTTTGTTTCTTTGGATCTGTATTTTCTGCAATAGTTTTTAGAACATTAGTTTGATCGTCCATCATTTTCTTTTCTTCAACCAGCTGTTCTTCAGTTGTTGTTTCATCAGCTGGCGCAGACAGATCAGCACCGCCAAGTATCTTTGCCTTTGCGTCATACTTAGTGTAATCAGAAGAAAGAGATTTTCTCTTTTCAAGCAATGCCTTGCCTTGCTGCGTTCTTGCTAGTTCTTCGTCACTTAGTCCAGTTGCAGCTTTAAATTTTTGTAGTTGGGCTTCGTTGGCTTTCACTTCTTTCGATGTCTTATAAGCACCCTCAAAATTCTTTTTCAATTGATCTCTAGATAGAGAAGGATCAATCGCTTTCTGTTGTTTTATAAAAGATTCTCTTTCTAACGATTTATCCAATAAACCAAATGCATTGAATTTCTTCATTAGCGATGTTCTTATATTGTCTCCGCTAAATCCTTCTTTAAGACTTTCTTTTTTCTTGGTTAACTTGTCTGCGAATGTTTCAAATGTCTTCATACCAGAGGATAGTTTTGTTATTGACTCTATCTCTTCATCTCTCAACTCTAAAACTTTTCGAAGTTGTGCCACTTGCTCTTTCTGCACTTTCACCAGATCTTCATTAGCTGCGACTGCAGATTCTGAACTAAGTGACTGCAAATTTCCGCTTTCTAGTTTTTCTTTAATTGAAACTAGGTTACCCAAAGAATTATTTTGGATTTCTAGAAGTTTGCCGAATTGTGTTGGCGATGAAGTTATAACTGCCATTTTACATTCTCTTTCTTGATTCTATCCGTTGTTTTTCATCTTCTAAATGCTTAACTAACATGAAAACATAAACTTCTCTTTCGAACGGTAACATTTCCTCAATTTCCGTTAGCGAATACTTATGGTATTGCATTAAGGCGAAATTTGTTTTATAATAGTTCGCCAAACTTTCATGACAAAGATTAATTAAAAAAAACTTTCGATTCCTTCTAACGTCTTTTTAAATCTCTTAGAACAAACTGGGCAACCGTACTCAATATCTTTTGTAATCTTTGGCATAGTGCTAAAGAACCTTTGAAGTTTTACAAACTGATCAGAAGTTAGGTTGTTTAGGAACTCCAACAATTCCTCTGGCTTTTGTTCTTTTGCGTGGAAGATCTCATCATTGTTATAGATATATTCTATACACTCAGCTACTATCTCAAATACAGCATCTAAGTTATCTGTATCTAAATTTTTTAGTTTATGTAAACTACTGAACGAAGGATACTTCATAACTACACCAACATCACCGAACAAATCAATTTTATTAGTATGTTCTGGATCTTTTTTAACAGTGATAGAGCTAAGATCTAAGCTGTATTTTACAACTGCTTTCTTGTCGTCCTCACCATGATCCTCGTCACATTTCAGATACAACTCTACAATTTCACCTACAGATTTTGATCTTATCTGAGTAAACATGTACTCCATATCGAAAATTGCTAAAGAATCTGCATCAATTTCATCAAGTGTGCAATTAATTATAACATTCTTTAGGGTATCAACCATCACTGGTATTTCTTCTGACTGCTGTGCAATTAGTAATGCCTTTTCTTCTTTAATAAGGAATGGTCTAAATTTAACAGTCTTCCCTGTGGAGGGAATTATCATATTGTAGGTTGGTGTCGCATTCATCGGCAATGCCATTATTAATCTCCTTTAGTCATATTCTTAATTAGTTTATTCAACTCAGCTGTACTTCCCACAAAAATTGCGTTGTTTGTAATTTTCTTTGGGTCATCTTTAGTAGATGGTTCGTCTAACTTTTGTTTTTGACGATGTAAATCTAGTAGTTGCTGGTTCACATCAGCCAGCTGTTTCATTAGATTACCAACAACCTCAAATGCCCTTGGATGCTCAGACGACTGCGCTACATCTAATGCGCTCTGTAATGCACTTTGTCCTTGCACCAATAATATGTGTAGATTTTTACGTGTCGTTTCATAATCTACATCAATTTTATTTCCAGTATCTGGGATAATTTCTCCATCGGCTGTAGTCACAATTTCCTTCACATCAGAGGGTTCAACATCGAACACCTTTGACAAGTTATCATCAATTTTCATTTTGTCAGTTCACCACGTTCAATTAGTTTTTGTTTGTTATAAAGATGCATCTCCTGAACCAATTCTTTATTTTCTCCATTATAGAGAACTGCATAATTGTTGTCGATCATCCACTGGTTTAAACTCGTTCCGTCTTCCATAATGAATACAGCAAGAATACGTCCAAACTTATCATCATTACTGTCAGATTTTTGAGTTTCAATTCTCACCCAAGAACCGACTGGAAGTTTCTCAGCTAGTTTCTTTTTAGATAGTTGTCCACGAACTTTTTCTTCGTTGTTAGTAGTTCTAGATTCTGGTGTGTCTATGCCAGCCATACGAACACGCTGGCTTGCCAGAACGATATTGAAACCTAAATCTAAATCAATGTCAACCGTGTCGCCATCAAGAACTTTTAGAACCTTTGCTTTATATTGATACATGTTATTCCTTCGGTTTATTTACATATTTGTCAACTATCGCATTAGCTACCCATGCTCCCATGTAACCAATAAAATACCACTCTGACAGTTTATCGTGAACTATTAGAAAAACGAATCCCCAGGTTGATACGACCCACGCACCAAATCTTGTAAATTTCTTTTCGTCAAGTTTCCCATCGGTACCAACTAAATCTTTGATGTCAAAAGTATCATGCGGATTTCTGTGCATAGCAATCATAGTTAAGATTACCATGAGTATTAATAATGCCAGCAATAAAGACAAAGTTGTCTTTACTGTAAAAAATGCTACGAACTCAGCCATTATGCAGATAGTCCAGGTGTGCTAATTATTCCACGATCGATAGAAATTCCATTGCCGAGACCAGAAAAACTGTTGTTTTGTCCACCAGATAAGCCACCTCTACTAAATGAGTCTTGAAATGCTGAGAAGTCTTTAGAATATAAATCAATAGAATTATTAGTTATGACAGCATCATTCGGTAATGTAGTTTTACCAGAAGACACCCAGTATCTATATTGCATAGTTACGTTAAACTTCATAACGTCTTTAGCAGAATAATCTAATGTTACAGAACTCATAGTTTTTGGATAAACTTCGTACAGGTCAATTGAGTAACGTGTTTTATCATTAAGATCTTGCACTTCAACTGTCATAGTAGAAGTATAGCGATCATAGTAGTTATAGTGTCTTGTTATTGGATCTTGTATAGATGCCATCCAAGAATCAAAAAGACGTTTTACTTTTAAATCTGTATCTACGTAAAACGACATATTGCAAGAATCAAAAAGTCTTTCGTAAGGCATCTCTCTCACTTCACCAAATGTTCTTGATTGTGTGGTTGAATAGTTGTAGCCAGGAAGCTGAACTTGATCGCAAAGTAGTAAAATTTTATAGAGCGAATCATAGTTTACATTAGCTGGTGGGGAAAACAAAACTCTATATCTATTTGATCTAGATAATCCCTCTGTTTTAATCTGTGATATGAAATCCTTGATCATGAGTTTGCTGCCCTTCTTGAGTCTCCCCAAACTTCTTGTTTACTTGCACCAACAAATCGCTCAACTGGAAGTAACATTGCAGTTGCCCAATCTTTGGAGTTTACTTGTCTGAATACAGATCTTACGTTTCCCGTAATATACCGTTTAACACATGGCTCTGCCATTTTATATCTGGCTACGCCATCAATCAATTTCCAGGAATACTTAATTTTTGTAGTTTCGTCTATTTTGGCATTATTAACGTATATTAACAATCTATCTAAAAGAGTGATTCTTAATGGGTAAGGAAGATAATGCATATTCAGTCCCATAAATCCATCTTCGGTTTTACCGAACGGAAATACCAGAGGAAACTTATCATAGTATGGTAGGTCATTCTTTGTTTTGGGGTCATATACAAACATGTATAGGTGCCCTGGAATAACTCTGGTTGTATTTTGTGTAGTATTCCCAGCCAAAACTTGCTGGGGTGTTATTCTCTGTTTCGACATCAGCAGCACCTGCTGGTCGAACCATGTCCTCGACCTTTTAACCGAAGTTAAGAGGTCATATTTGTTCCGCTCAAAGACGTCGAGCATGGAGGGTTTATTAGCCATTTAATTATTTAGGGGATATTCCCAGGTCGTGTTCTGTGATAATTTTGAACTCCCAGCCACGATCTTTAGCGTACTCTGTAGCAGCTTTCCATTTAGCCTGGTTCTTGATATAAGTCATTGATTCGACCAGATATTTCTGAGTCTGTTTTCCTGGAAATTCTGGTGGTTTTGTCTGTTTCTCTGGCTTGACCTCGACCAAATAGGTTCTAAGTAGTCCATTGCTGTTTCTTGCCTGGATCTTAAAATCTACAAAATACCGATGGATATTGTTGTCAGTTGGGCAGCGATATGGGATTACCGTTTCCTCAGAACTCCATTTGACTATACTTGGATTGCGGTCGCACCAGGATGCAAATCTGGTCTCCCAACTAGATCTCATGATAACATTAGTCGGGTCGCCAGCATATTTTTCTGGATTTAGCGGTTTGTAAAATCTCTTGTGGAACATAGCATAAATAGTTACTAGTAGTTTTATTTATTCAAACCCTACGGAATTAAAATGACAATAGAAGCCTTAATTCTCGAACAGCAAGATCTAATACAGAGTATCACCGAAAATAGACAGAATCTTGCTAATGCCATAACAGCTGGAAATCAACAACAGATAACCCAGTACAAAAATCTTCTCGCCCAGCAGCAAGAAGAATATCAGGGTATTTCTAACCAGGTTAATGAATCTAGAACTAACGCATCCACCACAATTGAAGATTTACAAGCATTAACATACCCCGAATCATTTGGAGGACTGGACACTTCTGGTATTTCTATACCAAACGAACAGGATTCAAAATATAGTATACGGGATTACCAGTATCCAAATGATCTGATATCTAACAAAGCATATGGCGGTAACTACGCTATGTTTTATATTAACGTAGCTGTTGATTCTAAACTTGCGTCTAACAATAAAGATACAGACTTTATCGACGACTTTGATCAAACGACTCGCCGTAGGGGTTCTATTGTAGCAAACAATTTAAGTTTTAATGAAGTCGCAGGTGTTGCATCTGGTATTGGTGCTGTTAAAGGTGCGCTTGGTGGTGGTTTACTGGGTGGGAACTTTCTTGGAGCATTGGCAGGAGGTGGTGTAGCGGGAGCAGCAAACGCAGTTGGATTTGGAATTGTTGCTGCCGCAGGGATGAAAGGTACCAGAGCCCAGAAAAGATTGAAAACCGCTATAGCACTGCACATTCCAAATCAGTTACAAACACGCTATGGTGTAACATATAGCGAGGAAGATACATTTGAGTTTGCCGCAGCTTCAGAAATTGCGAAAGCATTAAGAAGTGAAAATAAGGTAGATGCTGCTAAGGCAGCTGCTTTAGAAACTGGTGCTTCTTTAGCCCTACAAAAAGTAGCACAGGCTGGTGCTGTTTCTGCCGCTACTGGTTTAGCGCCAAACCCGAAGAAAGAACAAGTATTTAAAGGTGTTGATTTCAGAACATTTACATTCGAGTATCAATTCTTCCCAAGAAATGAAGATGAAGCCAAGAATGTTCAAAATATTATAAAACAATTTAAGTTTCACATGCATCCAGAGTATAAAGGAAGCGGTGAATTTATTTTTGTTTATCCTTCTGAGTTTGACATTGTTTATTACACCAATGGACAGGAAAACGAAAACCTTCATCGACACACATCTTGTGTTCTTACCGAGATGAGTGTTAACTATACACCTAACGGTGCATTTAATACATTTGCCCAGTCAAGAACAGGTGGAGGTATGCCGACGCAGGTTAATATTCAGTTAACATTTAGAGAACTCCAGATTCTCACCAAAGAACTTGTTGAGGAGGGTCTATAATGTATTTCAAAGATTTTCCAACATTTTTCTATGAGTTTGTTATAAATGGAGAGAAGTCATTAACAGCGGTTAAAGATATTACAAGAAACATAAGATTTCGTAGAGATATTCTAGCCAATGTAACTGTTTATGATGAATATGATATTCAGGATGGAGATACCCCAGAAATAATTTCTGAGAAAGTTTATGGTACTCCACAATACCACTGGGTAGTTATGTTAATGAATGAAAATTATGATTATATTAACGATTTCCCTCTCTCAGAATTAGAGTTAGAGCAGTATGTTTACCAGAAGTATGGTAACTATACTGAAAATATGAACGACGATCTGCGCGAGGCAGAAAATATACTTGCAAAATTTACCATTCATCATTATGAACGATCAGATGGTTTAGTTCTTTTTGACCCCAGTCAATTTCCAAAAATTTCTTATGAAGTTAAATTTAAGAAAGAAGATAACTCTGGAGTTTTACTTGATGAATTCGGCAGACAGTTAGTAGCTGAGAATTCTGTTGAGGATGTTGTAGATCCACCACAGGTTACTGATAACGATCTTCGTTATCCAGTTACAAACTGGGATTATGAGAGGGGCATCAATGAATCTAAACGAAGAATTAAACTTCTTCCAAAAGAACTATTGAATAAAGTTTTACAAGAATTTGAAGAACTGTTATAATGTTAAAAGATGAAGTAATTACGTTTGCTGGTGACGTCTCTATTAGAAAAGCAGAGATAGTATCACAAAACGGAACATACCACAATATAATCCCGCAGATAATTAATGTGCAGATCTATGAAGATTTGTTCAGTCCATTTATCACGGGTAGTATAATTGTCCGTGAATCTCTAGATTTTGCAAACTTGTTTCCTTTGGTTGGGGAAGAAATCGTCAATTTAGAGATAGCGACACCTTCTCTAGGTAAAAAATTAAAAGGTCAATTCTTCATTTATAAAATGTCTGACCGTGATACATTGGGCGATAAAAGCGTCGTTTTTCAACTGCATATTATTTCTAGAGAGTCAGTAATTGATCTTAATAAGAAAATAAGCAAACCATTTTCTGGAAAAGTTTCAGAAATCGCTACACAAATATTAAATGAACCTACCGTTGGTTTAGAGACTGATAAAAATGTTATAGTTGAACCTACATCCAATTCAACAAAATACGTATCAAATTTTTGGAGCCCTGTTCAAAATCTAAACTATTTGTGTTCTAATGCACTTAATAGAAATAAATCTCCAACATATTTGTTTTTTGAAAACAGAGAAGGGTTGAACTTTTTATCCCTAGATACTTTATACACGCCAGAAATATTACAAACTTTTGTTAATGACAAATATGCAAGAGACAACCAGCGTGGTGGTGGCGGAAGCATTAAGAATATTGATGAGGATTTTAAACGTATACAACAGATAAGAATTCCGCAAACCTTTGACTATATGGATAGAATTAGTAGTGGTATGCAAGCATCCAACTTAATTTTGTATGACTTTACTAAAAAACAATATTCTGTGAAAACATTCGATATGTTAAAGGGTTATGATGAAAATAAACATATGAACTTCTACCCTGTTATATCCAACAATCAAACTAGACGAGCAGATTCTACTATACTAAGATCCTTTAGATATTATGCAAATTTTAGTGGCTATGGTGATGTTACAAACAATAACTCTATACAGAAAAGAATTTCTCTTCTCAAGCAAGCAGAAAGTTTTAAGGTAGAAATCGTTGTTCCTGGAAGATGGGATTATACAGTTGGCAAGAAAGTCAATTTGCAATTAACAAGAATAGAACCATTGGCTAAAGAAGATATAGATACAAAAGATAAACTATATTCTGGCACCTATCTTATAGCTGCCATAAATCATTATGTGAGTAAAGAAAAGCATGAATGTAATATTGAGTTAATTAGAGAATCATTAAACTTAAACTTGAATAAAAAATCAAAATGAAATTATACACAGGTATAGTTGAGAACAGAATTGATCCGTTAAGTCTTGGACGTTGCCAAGTAAGAATAGTTGGCGTTCATACACACGACAAAAATCAATTGCCAACAGATGATCTTCCATGGTCATATCCAATGCAGCCAGTTACTTCTGCTGCTATGAACGGTATCGGTCACACACCAATCGGTCCAGTCGAAGGAACATCAGTTATTGTATTTTTTGCTGATGAAGATATGCAACAGCCAATTATGCTTGGTACGTTGGGTGGTATTTCTACTCCTCCAGGTGTTATTGAGATAGATGGTAATGCACCGTTAACTGGATCTACAAAATTATCTAACTTAAAACTAAGAACTATTCCTGGACCAGTTAGTGGTAATAAACTAACATTTTATGATCCTGAGTTTGGAAAAACTGATTTAACAAAAGATTTAAAAGCCAACATGAAAGTGTTTGGTCATGATATTACTAAAGAGACATTTATTGTTTCTATTAATAGCGGAACTGAAATTACAATTAGCAGTATAGTATCTAATTACACTGAAAATATAATTTCTTTCGAAGCAGTTCCTAGCAATCTAGATGCAGTTAGAGAAAGCGTAGCTCAAACTGGTGTATTAGTTGACGGTTCTGGTAACCCTGTTGTTTCTGGTAGCGGAACACCGATAACAACTGGTTCCTCGGATACAGCAAATTCTGCTGCGTCGTCAAATTCTTCAATACCAACTGTTCCTCCACCAAAATCATCCCCGCAGCCAGCAAAGTCTACTGAAGGTATTAAGGCACTTATTGCAGCTTGTGATAAAGTTGGTTTGACGACTAAAGAACAGAAGTGCGCATTGCTTGGTATTGCTGGTGGTGAATCTCGATGGATTCCACAGTTGGAGAGTTTTAATTATAGCGAGGCACGACTCAAACAGGTTTATTCTTTTGCAACTGATGAAGATGTGCAAAAGTATGGCAATGCCACTAAGAAGGGTGTGACGAGAGAAGAGTTTTTCTCATGGGCATACGGTCCAACCAAACGTGGTAAGAACTTCCTTGGTAACAAAACAGATGCTGATGGCGGTAAGTATTTTGGTCGTGGATTCATTCAGTTAACTGGTCGTGCTAATTATGAGAAGTATCAGAAACTTGCTAATCAAACTGGATTGAATATTGACATTGTTAACAATCCAGATTCTCTTGATGCTGATATAAATGTTTCTGCTTTGGTTGCAGCTCTGTATATCAAAGATCGAGTTAAAGGTGTATCGCCAAATGATCACCCAAGTTTTTTCTTAGCTGCTAAAAAAGCAGTTGGTGTCAATACTCCAGATATAGCAGCTATTAAACAAAACTACTATGAGTACTTTTACGGTTTACCTGGAACTGGCAGCGAAGAAAAAGATGCTGGTCCACCAACTCCACAACCACCACAAGATGGAGATTCTACTACTCCAAAACCATCTCAAGAAAGTTTAAACTCTGGTGCTGCTCTTTATGGATTTAGAGATCCAAACAGCAAGTACCCATTAAGTGAATATATGGGAGAGCCAGATACAAACAGATTAGCTCGTGGTGTTATTGAGGGTACAATTGTTAAGAAGAAAGATAATACTAGAGTTAAACAAATTCCTAAGGCATTAGGTCAAGGAAACTGGGATCAACCAGAAGCACCATTCGGTGCAAAGTATCCATATAATAAAGTATTCGAAACAGAATCTGGGCATGTACAAGAGTTTGATGATACGCCAGGACAAGAGCGTATTCATACTTTCCATAGATCTGGAACATTTCAAGAAGTAGATCCTAATGGCACGCAGGTAAATTATATCGTTGGTGATAACTTTGTTGTTATGGAGCGCAATGGTTGTATTAGTGTTAAGGGTGAGTGTAATTTGACTGTTGAGGGAAACGCGAATATCTACGTCAGAACAGATGCTAATATTGCAGTTGAGAATAACGCAACAGTTGAAGTTAGAAATAACTTATCGATAGGTGTTGCCACGGATACAACTTTAGCAGTTGGCGGTGACATGAAGATGAAGATCGTTGGTGATCTTGATATACA